AATGATGGTGAAGCAAAATCTACCAGCGGTGCTGTTAGTGGTGATGGTTTAGCAGCGGCAAAATCAACTCAAGAGTCTTTAGATAAGGTCAGCAAGGCTCAAACTGATGCCATAGAAAAAACTACAGGATCGGAAGTTGAATGTCCAATCTGTTCTCAAAAATATGCAACAGATAATACAGATTTTGTTCAAAGATCATTAAGAACTTTAGAAAATCTTTCTAACTATCTTCCGTGGAATTGTTGGAACTGGCCAGTAACCCAATTCTTTTTAGAATATATGGTCATACCTGTATTAGAAGAAGTTGACGGGTTGACCGCAAGCGGCGGAAAGGGTTGCGGTGCGTGTAAAAATGGTCGTATAAAATCTCCCAAAGAAAAGCTTGATGCTGGTAACAAAGCAGCAGCAGCAGAATTAAAAAACCAACAATCTAATATTGATGAGCAATCAAAAAAGCGTCCGATTGTTACCCAAGTAGAAGTAAAAGACACCGATTGGTATGTTAAAGCTGGTTCTGTTACAAATAACGTTCCTGCTTATAAATCGATGGGTCAACAAAATCCGATTCCAACTGGAAGCAAAAAAGCAGTAAAGGGTAATATTTTAGTAGCAACCTCAGAAAACGCTGCTGATATTGTTAGCCATTTACAACCGTTAAAAAGCATCGGTAGCATCACATTAGATTCCGCAAACAATATTGATTTGATTGCTGGTTCTCCGGGTATGAATTTTAAAACAACCGGAAAATTACAACTTGCTGCTGGTGGTGTTGAAATTTTAGGGTCTGATGGACCTGTAACAATAGGCTCAAACAATGTTACAAACATCAGCGGTAGAACTGTTCACATCATGGATAGTCAAGACGGTGGTGTGAGAATTAGTGCAAAAAACACAAACATCGGCGGTGCTTTGCATGTTGATGGCGACATTGGGTTGAAGGGAACTTTGACAATGGATGGTGCTGTTGCTGCCAAGCATTTAATAATGCCTTCCATGCGATCAGAATCTACCATGTCATCCGGTCCAAAGGCTGTAACAAACGGAGCAACGTGGGCGGCACAAGCTGTCGCACAAGACGAATTTGACAAGGTAAAAAACCTTTTGATGCGTGATTTAAAACCCGGATTAGCATTAACACCGTCCCAGATAACAACACTTGTTACGGAAACATATAACAGTATAATGTTGGCGGCTACCGTAGAACCTACACCAATTGGTTTCACCGTTTGTTGCACATGTGGTATAGTTCCGGTTATTGGTTTTACACACAACCACGGAAAAACATCAGAAGATCATAGTCACTTTGTTACACTTCCAAAAGGAAATTACTATAATGATAGTGAGTCGTGGCATCAAGCAAGACCAAATCCCGCAACGGTTCCAACTCCTGCGCCAGCGTATGGTGATGGACAATCACCCGGTCCTCGCTCATTGGGTGGTTGTGGCGGTGGTGGTGCTGGATTTACCGATGGCCTTGATGATTCAGCGGCTTCGCAATATATCGATTACCGTAATGCTCAATACGGATTGCCACCAAACACAACAGATTACAGCAAAGTCGTTCCGAATAATCCGAATTATTACGATTATGATGGAGAATTCAAAAAAGACCCAACATTCAACCCAGAGTATAAATGTCTTTAATAGTCGGGTATGCTGGTAACATAAATAACAGCATTTATATGATCTTGATTGTCGAACCCGTTATCGGTTCTAACGCTAATAGGTTTGCCTAAATATTTGGCTACGACCTCTTTTACATCATAGTAATATTTGTAATATAGACCCTTCGTTGAGGATGCCTTTGTCAATTTGACGTAAAAGATTGGAAAGTTTGCATAAACGTGTAAAGTATCGACCCATCCTTGGGTTCTTAAACTTTTGATATAATCAGAAAAATTCTTTGCGTGTGTATCCATCGCCGCTTTGACATATTCGGCGGTTCGTTTAATGATAGTTTGGGAAGTTATCGGGTCTTCGTTGTAGTTTTGTGGACACACTTCGGTAGCTTGTTTAAGCTTTCTTCCGTCAGCGTCACACACATAACCGTTTACGATTTGGCAACCACCGCTTCTTTTTATTTCTAATTCGGCTACAGCTTTGGGAAAAAATTCATGGTAAACCGCGCTTAACGTATAACCCAAAGATATTCTCGGATCACCAACAGCGGTTAGTGATGCAAAGTTTAATACCGTTGATGCGTAATCATACTCTTTTGGTTCATATAATACTTGATTCCCTTCGTTCTTTGTAGCGATTTTCATCACTTCGCAAAGGAACGATTCGAAAGAGTTTAAATCAAAAGTTTTTGATGTTAACGGGGCTATTGATATAGTTGACCCCAAACTCGGTGGATTACAAATTGGGTCTATTGTGTCAATCATCGTTTAAAAAATCATTCTGGTATTTTACGAAAACGATTTTTAAAAACTCCATCATCGCATCACGATCTTTTGGTTTGTGATAATGCTGGATGATTACACGTTCGCCGTCCAAATTGTAACCAAACAGTATAAAGCTATCCAAATATTCTGTGATTATGCCATTTAAGATGCCTAAATCTCTGGTATTTGTATCGCCTCTACCCTCGTTTTTCTTTAGCCAGTTCTCTATAGAGGCTTGCAATTCTTTGTTATTTATCGCATTAAAAACCTTCTCTTGGACATCAGCCATAGAAACGCTTGACAGGTTGGGTGTCAGGGTTTCTTTGGCAATTCGAGTTTTACGTTTCTTTTCCACCATAACTATTTATCTTGCGATATATTCTTCGGACTTGTTATTGATGCCAAATTTAATCAAATATTCGACAATAACCTCGATGGAACTTGTTTTAATTTTAAAATGTTCGGGGATGAATTGTCCACCGTCATGCATTTCAAAATACTCTTCACCGAACTCGTTGTGGTTGTTGAAACATGTTATGATTACCGTTGAATGTCGGGGGTCTACAACCACCGTCCACGATCTTGGATCGGCTTGGCTGTATTCGATATAGAGTTTATCGCACACGTATCCGCAATCTCTCATGCGTTTGATGAAATACCCTGCTGTTGTGATTTTATTTTTTCCCATAAATATTTAGCTCTCTTTCTCCGATGCGCGTTTCCGGTTTTAACAAAGTTTCTTCTTGTTCGGTGAAATATTTTAAAATTGCGTTTGCAATAGTTTTATTTTTCGAAATTCTTTGTATTGCATTGTTTTTTAAAATTTGTTGCTTTTCCTCGTCTGCTTTTTTCACCAATGCTTCGTATTCCTCCGTAGACATATCAGCAACTTTCAAAATATTTGTGTCCCATATACCGATAATATCTCTTCTATCGACAGTTTTATCGACGAATTCTGAAAGAGTGTTCGTTGAAAGTTGTGGCGAATACTCATCCTGCTTCTTTAAAGCATCGGCATATACGTTAACCCGTTTACAAGCTTGGCGATGTAGAAACTGAAACGCCATTCTGTCAAACTTTTTATACATATAACATTTTAAATTATATAAAGGACGCTCTATGTGAAAAAAACACCACATATGGAATTTGCTTTTAAAATTATCTTCGGTCATACTATCTAATTAATGCGCTCACAATATATTTCAACTCCAACCCGTCAGAGTCGGTTGTTTGAAATATGAAAACTTTGTATTCGTGGTTGATTCTGACAATCACATCAGATTTGATGGTTGCCAGATTTTTAAAGACTTCCATGCTGATCGGAAAGCTTTCGGTTAATTCCTCACCACTCCACTTCTTGGTTACGGGTATGGTGATCTTGTCTATATTTTGCAAAGTTTCGTCATCAATTTTGGCATTAATCGTGGCGTCTTCGGCGTAGAAGTAGACCTTTGATGCGTCTGTCGCAAAGGAAGCGGCTGCGAGAATTTGCTTAACCTTGTCTGATCCCAACACAAACGTTGTGTCAAATTTTAAATTTGCGATTTTTTCAATCTTAACCGGACATTCTTTGATAATATTGTTGTCTGCCAAATGAAACTTGAAAAAAGTTTTCGTTTTGTCATCGGAAATCACATGACATGTGATGCTGTTGGTGTCTCTAACCAATTCAAATTTCCCATCAATTTCTAAACAATGTAATCCCGATAGGAGTTTTTTTGTTGAGATAATATTGAGATTTTCAGCCTCTTCTACCTTACTTTCCAACTTTGTTTTGGCGTAAAGTATAACCGAATTGTCATCAGACGAACAAATCGTATAAAAATCTTCGTCTTTTATTTTGAAGACGCACCCTTCAACCAATCGATTAACTGGTTTGAGAATTTTTTCCAAGTTGCTCTTAGAGATTGGGATTGTTCTATTAGACATCCATCAATGGCGGTTGAGGGTTCGATTGAAGAGTCGGGTTCTCCTGTTGATTCACAACTGGAATCACTTCCGTCAGAAGTTGAAGCTTCGGTTTCGTCGCAGCTTTCCGTTTTCTCTTTTTTTTAATGTTTTTCTGTATAAAGAAATCGCAAACAGCCTTTAAGCTGTTGTCGATTCCTCTTAAACTGTTTGCTATATCGTCCAATTGGTTTGTTTGCATTTGTTGTGGTGGGGGAGAATATGGAACCACTGGAACCGCTGGCGCATTTTGAACGGGTGCTGGTTGTGGTATAAGCGGTGGTATATATGCTGCTGGTTCTGGTGGTCCTGTTATATCTGGAACCTGTGAGGCCGCTTGTCTGTTTAAAAACTCTAATAATGACGGATCACCACCATGCAAACTAGGTGCGGGTGGTCTGACTACAGCATCGGGATTCTGATTGTTTGCGGCAGCAACAACCCTTTGTTGGAATGCGCGTGGGTCGATTCGATTGGCTGGAATAGAAACACCATCAGTGTTCTTATCAAGGCCGCGAAGTTCGCCGCTGATCATTGCGGCTAACTTCGCGGCTTCTAGTTCATCAAGAGCGTTTGCCATTTTTTATTTCAAATCGTTTAAGATTTTCTCCAAGTCTTCGTCTTCCCCACCTTCAAGCGTGGTTACGTTATGATCTTCTGCTTCTGGCTCTGCTTCTGGCTCAGATTTCTTCGAAGCCTTTTTAGTTTCTTTGGTTTCACCAGCGGAATCACCATCGTAATCATCAGAATCAGTCGTTTCGACGTTACCAAACCAATGCTTGTCTAGAATCATTTTGATTTCATCGTAGGATTGATGCTTGAACATATCATCAAACGATTTGACACTTTCGTAAACCGCATCAACATTTTCCAAACCATCGATTTCTGATGCTGATTGGAAACGGCTTGCAGTATATGTAGCATATCCACCTTCGTTTTCATCAACCTTGATCTTTAGATTGCAACCACTTGGCGACAAATCAAAAACCTTTTCACCGAATTCGTCGGCATCATCACCACTAATGGCATCGTTGATAACCTTTGCCAATTGCTTGCCATATCTAAGGGTTTTCAATTGCCCTTGATTCTCTGGATTGGTTGGGTCTTTGATGACATATACATTCACCATCCAGTTTTCGTTTCTCTTGAGAGGCTTAACAGCTTCCTTATCTTCCTCACTACCACTCTTCCAAATTTTGCTGCGGAACTCATCAATGGGGCAGCGTTCGCCGTAACTATTCGGACAGAAAACATTGATTAAGCTGTCATCGATACATGATTTCCAAATGTGTGAGTAGTAATGGAAAAAGGTCTTGTCGAAATCTTCGACATTTGGAACCAATCTTACGATATAAGTTTTGTTCTTTTCCAACTTTAGAATGTCCTTAAACGCTGTGTTGTCTGGTGTATTTTTGCGGTTAAGAGAGTCTTTGATCGACTCGAATAGGGATTTGTTGTATTTACTCATATGTTCTTCAAATATTAACACACACTTTTTGCTTTTGCAAGTGGTTATCGACAAATTCTTTTACTTTTTTTGTCGCCTTTTTTATGAAATCTTTAGTTTCTGGTGAATTATAATAGAGTGTTTTCATCTTTCCGATGTTATCGCCCAAGTCTTTTATGTATATTTTCTCTTCGTCTGTTTCAAGACCGAAAATTAAACTCAAAACATCGCCCAATTCCATCAAACAATAGGGACTGATGTGGTGTTCTCTGTAATGTTTTGTCCAAGAATACATTAAACCTTCTTTGTGTGTTAGATATTCCTCAAGTTTTATACCATTTTTCAAACAAAACATGCCGATAAACGACATTCCTTTGCGAATATCTTCTAATTGTGATGCAGGATTGCGTAATTCTTGTTTTTGTTTGAAAAGACTGTAAGCTTTGATCGCTGCTCGGCTCAGAAAGAACTCAAGGTGTGGACATTTTTCGTCTGGATGTAAACTTCTCGGTGCTCCGAAGAACTCGTTCCAGTCAATATGATCAAACTTTTCAAGAAAATTGTGTAGCTTTAAGAGACTGGTCAACGTTTGCGGGTCTAAATCGTCGAAATTTTGTCTGGGTTTGTATGGCTCGCCATTTCTATAATGTTTTAAAAAACAATTATATATATTTTTATGCTTTTGCGTTATTACCATTTTTCTTTTTGTTTTTGGTTGAAAATTTCGATCTAAATATCTTTCTGCATATGTTCGGGGCGGTGTTCAAATACATTCTAACAACATTCGGGAAGCAATCATCGTCTAAAAATTTACAATACAGGTCTTGGGCGCGTTTGTCATCAACGATTAGCTTTAGAAAGTTGAGGTAATTGAACTTTTTGTTTTTAATTATGCATAAATATGAACCGTATATCATTGTTATCATCTCAAACTCTTGAATATCCATCTGTTCAGATGGGTTTAGTCTGTCTTGTATCTGTTGGGATGATGTTATTATCATAGCACTCTTAAATTTTTTGTCAACTCAAAGAACAAATCTGTCAATTTTCCACCAGCGGTTAGCTGATTTCCGTTTCCGTCACAATATTTTCTAGCAAACTCTGCTAAATCTATCATGTTATTTGATTTTCTTTGTCGAATTATTACGTTTTCCTTTTCGGTATTGATGTAAAAGAAAATATTTGGCTTTTTTTCGTTTAAAATAATATCAATCGATGTATTATTTGGGGATTTTCCGAAGGTTGAAAGACATTCTACCTCTTTTCCTTCTATATTTAACACGCCACTGTATATCGTATAGCTGTTTGCCTCACGCAAGGCATCCATTTTCACCGAATTTATGTTTTTCTTTTGCGTATTTGTAAACGGCAACCACCCATTGATGTAATCTTTGATGAAATTGTTTACATCGTTTCGATATTCCAGATGGAAAAGTATGTTTAGATCGTATGCGTTTTGAATTTGGCGATTTCCCGAATCAAAATCATCAACATAAGCAATCAAAAGTTGTTTTTCTTTGGGTAATTCTACCGGATTTAATGCATTATACAACTTGTATATCAATTTACACGTTGATGTGTAGTCTTTATAAACAATTTTGGCGTTTTTAAACTTACTAACGTGTTCTTCTGAACGTTTGTGGTGATCGATAAACGTAAAATTGGGCAAATCGAACGGTAATAAAGACTCTCGAACGGAAATGTCGAACAAATACAACTTTTGTGGGTTAATTACCGTGCTAAAATACTCGGATATTTTCTTTTCGACGTTAAGATTGCTTACCGTGTCAAAAGTAATCGTGTCATCGGGATGGAACCAATGATAAACCAACAAGCTGGCAGCACCATCCAAATCGCTATGCGTGAAAATGTGCCGATAATTTGATTTCATATACACTATTTATGATAAGTTGTTAATTTTCAACCGTCTTCGCCTAAATTTTGAATCATATCTAGCGTCGAAACGATAGATTCTCCGTTCTTTTCATGTATATTCAAAGGTTTCTTGTCTTTCATTGGTGTGATATAGCTCTTTGATACATCATCAGGGTCTTTTAATGATAGAGTTGGATAGTCAATTTCCAAAACCGTTGAACATTTTCTTGGACCGAAACGATTTTTTACAATACCCATGTGTATTATACCTAAATCGATATCACCATCCTCGGTCCAGATGCTAATTTGACAATCAACCGTGTGTGCGATACCCATAGACTCGCCTGTTGTGTCTAAATCTGGATCGGCTTGATTGTATCCGCTGCGATTCATTTGTGCAGCAGTAACAATACTACAATCAAACTCATAGGATAAGGCTCGGACTTGTTCGGCAATATCTTTGTTCGGCTCATAGCTGTTATTACTTTTCGAAGTGGATGATAACAACGTTAAATAATCTAAAACTATTAAATCCGGTGTAACACCTTTGCGTATCAACTTTCTTACGTAGTTTTTTATGTGTAATGGTGTAACAGATTTGGGAGGAAACTCTTTAATGATTAGTTTTGCATCACTATTCTTTAATCGGAATTCGTTTAGGTGGCTTTTTAACGGATCGATATGATCTTTTAATTCAGCAAAGGGAATATTGGATAGTTGTGCGCTAACTCTTTTGCTGTAGACCGTTTCTGGCATTTCTAATGTGATTAAAACGACTGTTTTATTTTGTTTTAATACATTTGTAGCGATGTTACCAAGAAATATCGACTTTCCTACGTTGGTAGCACCGAAAAACATGTAAACGGCTTTGCCGTCTTTTTGAAATCCTCCACCAAGCTTTTCATCCAACCATGACCATCCAGTAGAAATCGTTTCGAATGTTTTTTGTAAATCCAAACAATGTCGGTCAATACTTTCCAAGTAGTCAAACCCGTAATCATCAAACAACGAAATGGAACAAGCGTTTTCGAAGTCTTTGAGAATTTTTGAGCTATCTACATCACCCGATTGTGCATCAACAGATGTTTTTTGAACCACTTGTAGTATGGTTTTTTCCTTTAAAAACTTTTCCGATAGCTTTAACAGAACATCCTTGTCGTAAGAATTATCAAATTTTAAAATTGATTCGATAACTTCTTTAAAGTTTTTACGCTTGTCTGGTTCGGTTATGTGTATTTTGAGTTCGGAGAGGGATGGAACCTTTTTATATTCAAGATAAAAGTTGTGAACATCCTGATACAATGATTTGTATTTTTCGTTTGTAAAAAACGAAGGCTTTAGATAATCAATAACGGTTTCTAGGTATTGAGCATCCTTTAAAACATTGAATATTATAACTTTTTCGAATGCTTTTTTATCAAAAGACAGAGACATTGGAAAATACTATCACACTTCTGTCGGGACTTCAAGGGTTTCGTTTTTGTATGATAATTCTGCCTTTAATTTTTCATCAAGTTTCGGTAAAATCATATCCCAGATGTCTTGACGATCTTTAAAATCTTTATAATACATTAACTCACCGAAAATATCATAGCGATGACCTTGTTTCTCTAAAACTTTGTATATTTCCGCCATCTCTAAAAGACCCGAATGCTTGTTCAAGCCTGTTTTGAAGTTCAAATACATCTCGGTTTCCAAAAACGGAATGACGAATCGATTTTTTGTCGTTAAGGCTCTTAGGGTTAGTCCGTTAATATCTTTGGCGATGCCTGTTACAGCATCATTACCGTCTTTGTTTTTCAACTCGCTGGCTTTTTCATTTTTCTTTGCGATTTGAACGATGACAGAACTCATATACAACGGTCCTGACCCACCCGCTTGCTTTTTAATTGCTGATGGATGCAATTGTGAAGGATCATCATAGATATGGTTTGAGAAAACAATCGGACAATTTGATCTTGCCGCAACGTGGGTGATAGCTCTCATCATGCTCTTTAAAGCCTTTGCGCGGTTTCCCATATCTGGCGTTTCTGTGCCTTCTTCGATTTTCTTTTTCTCTTGTGCCGTAATTAAATTTCCGACAGAATCGATAGCAATCAAAACTTTTCCAAACAATTTCTTTTCGATGATGTTGTTTAAGAATTTTACGATTTGATTTCTACATTGTTCGGTTACTTCTACTGGACAATGCTTAATTTTTCTAACGTCACAACCCAATCTCTCGGCGGTTGAACTATCCAATGCACCTTCTGTGTCGAAATAAACAACGTGCATACCTTTCTTGATAGCATTTGCCATAATTTTGTTAATTATGAGCGTTTTACCACACGATTCTGGTCCAATAAAACCCGTCAAGCGACCCATCGGGATTCCACCGTCTTTTAGGGAACCGCTGATTATGCCGTTCAACGCATAAGAGCCAGTATCGATCCATTCTTTAACATCAGATAAAGAATTTTCGTCTAGAAAGGTGGCTTCTGCGTTTAACTCGTCCAATACGGCAAACGCATCAGCAATATCACCCGACATTTCTTCGGTTTCGACTGATTTTTTTGGTCGTGCCATATTATTCAGCGTCAAACAAATTTACAAGCTTCTTCGGTTCTGGTTGTCCGGTAGTAACTCCCGATTCGGGTGCTGCTGGCGGAACGAATGCGTTTCCTTTTCCAAACAATTGACTCCATTGCGCTTGTAATCTAAAGTCTAATTGACCAACATCAATTGTTGCGATAGCACTTCTATTGTAAGTTACAACAGCATCTTGTTCCCTGTCTGCCATAAACTCTCTGAAAAAGATTGGGAAGAGTTGAACCGACATTCTATTTTGATCATCTTTCATGATATCCAAAATAACTGGATTCTTAATACTGATTGTATGCTCAGTTGTTTCTCCCAACTCACCCAAAATTGTTCTATTAACGCTATCTAAGATAGCAACCATTTGACTTTTATTTTCATTACTCATACTATAAATTTACCACAACTTTCAAGGAAATCAAGCGAGAAGATCAAAAATATCCGTTTGTTGTTCGTGTCCTACTTTCGGATTCGGCCAGCCGATGATCGTATATACTCTTCCCACAACAGGAGAAATCACTTTTTCGAACATCTTTTTATAATCAGGCTTAATGTATTCCCGAAATTCTTTGGGAAATTCTTCTAAACATGCCATATTCTCGAAACCAAACTTGTTTTTGAGACAGTAGAAGTATTTGAACTTGTTTCCGTTACCAATTTTCGGATAGCTGTCTTCAAGATTTAGCTTTTTCAACAATAAATTGTAATTGATCGCAGCTTTTGTATGGTTTGGGGTTCCTTTGGCGAAAATTCCGTTGATAAATCCATCTTCACCCTTCTGATAGTTGTTAACTTTCTTTCGGAAAGAAAGTAATTCCTCCGAAAGTTTGCAAAAGTCTTCGTATGTCTTAACAAAAAGCTTCGATGATATTTTTTTGTCGCCAGAAAGAATCGATAGCTCAATAATATTCTTGATCAAATCTTTTACCTCTTTGGACATGATGGATTTTGCCACTTCGATTCCTTTGTATAGGAACTTGTTACACGGAACACCATCGTTGTCCAAAATGTGCAAAATATAAAACTTTTTCTTTTGTAAAACTGCAACGTCACATATTTTTTCTCGCTTAAACACGTAGCGAGGGTCAACGGATTTCAATTCTCGTTTAGCCCACTCTTGAATTTCTATATTTAGATGATCACCGTATGAATTAATAAGATCGTAAGCTGGTTTTAGAACTTTACGATCCTCTGCTAAAGAAAGTCCCTTCAATTTTAAAAGTTCTGTAAAATCTATGAAACAACTGTCGGTATCCGAGTATCTAACAACGTCATCGTATTTGCAATTGACACCATCCTTTAAGAATTTCTCATATATTATCTTCGCACCCTCTTTAACAGCGGATTGTCCAGTTATTGTGATGGATTCGGCGTGATCGATGTCAAAAAACGGTGAATATACTTGCGCAAAAACGCCATAGGACGAGTTCAAAACCACTTTATACACTTCTGACAAAGTTTGATTGTTATTTATTTTCTTGTCATACTCTTTTTTGAGCGTTTCGTCGGTTTCTTTCGCCTTTAGTTGTCGATATTCGGATACTTTGTCTCGCGCAGCAACTCTTTGGGTGTAAAGATTGTTGATAAACTTTGGTATAACGCCTTTAAACTTCTGAGAATACAAAACATTCGCCTTTGATATCGACAATTTCTCGTTTTCAACCAACATTTCAAACTTTTTTTTGCTCAAAATGGTTGTTTTACCGTTTCTTAGCAACAGATGATATCCTTTATCATCGATATGCGTGATTTTGCCGATCTTTGTTTCGGGTGAAATGTTTAAAGTGATGATAGTGTTTGGATATAGGGAGTTTGCATCGAAGGTTGCGAGATTTTCGTATAAACCCGGAACAGGTTCCTTGACATAACCACCCTCAAACGATTTCTTTTGGTTTTGAATGTTGTATGTTGGTATAACCATGCCGTCATTCAACGCCTGATTAGCTACCGCGCCTGTGATTAAGCTCACTTTACCCATCGCCTTTTCAAATTGGACGAATCCTTTGTATGATAAGTTCCGAATGAGTTCCAAATACTTCAATTTTTCTTCTAATCTAAGCACAAGATTAACGTCTTGAACGTTATAATCGATAAAAGTGTTCCAATCGGTGTCTGCCAACTCAACCAATGACGTATGGTTGAAAACAACCTTTTGTTCGCCCAATTCTAGGTCGGAAATGTAGTTCAAACTGTAAGATTCACGATCACCGAGGGTGAATGTTTGATAAACATCCATGTAATCAAGTAAAGAGATGCCGTAAATGATCCATCGGTCAAGTTTTTGACCCTTTAAATTAACAGAAGCGTTCGGTCTAAGCCAAATTCTTTGAACTGGTGAAAGTTTTTTGGCTTCATCTTCACCCAAAAGGTTTGTAATTCGATTAATGAGGTAAGGTATGTCGAATCCGTGAATATTCCAACCTGTTACAACGTCTGGATAATCTGATGCCCAATATTTGATGAAATTTTCCAACAATTCTTCTTCGCTATCACACTTTATGTAGTCGTTTTTACCAGAACTCTTGGTATAATTCTTTTTTAATCCCCAAGTAATGAACTTTTCCGACAAAGTATCATACAATGTGATGACATTTATAGGATCGCTGGCTTCTTCTGGTGTCGGAAACTTCCCATCGGCGGAATATGTTTCGATGTCAAGGTAAAAAATCTTTAATTTGTTGGTGCTTTCGATTTCTTCCCGATAATAATCCAATAAAAATTGTTGTTCGATTGGTAAATTCTGATATATGCGCTTGATTGGTGTTTCGTTGACAAACTTATTACGCTCAAAGTTGTTTTTGAACTTGATTTTCTTCAAATCGGTTCTGAAAATAGACAAAGCATCCTTGTGGGTGTTACTTTCGATATACAGATAGGGTTCTGCGGATATTACAGACTCAATTCTCTCGCCAGCATCGTTCCAATGCCACAATTGTATACAGTTTAGCCTATTATTATAAAATACGTTACGATATCCCGTCATACACCAAAGAGTATACCAACAAACTAGGCTTTGTCAACCGCTTGTTCTGGATTTAGTTTGATTAAGTTTGCTGACGCTTCTTGTCGTTCCTTTGTTCCGTATCCAGTATAGTTTATTGCGTAGTGTTCGTCAATATGATCTTCCAACCACATCGTATCGACATATGCTCTGGCTTGATCGGAGTATTTCATATAAGAATCGAAATCTTCGGTTATTTCTTCGAGTTGATTTATCAAATCATCACCAGATTTAAATTTAAAATCAGCCATTTCGTATGTGCATAGGTCTTGGAACGCACCGGGGATACCCAAAGCACCCGATTCAATAATTTTAATATTGCTTTTCGATTTATTAAAGATATTATCCGTCAATGGCGCAAAAGCGGCTTGACATTCTGTGTTATAAATCCCTTTTGGTAGCTCAAACAAAGGACTCCACTCAATATATTCAATATCGCCGCAATCCACAAAAGGTTTTAATGCTATCGGATAAGCACCTTTGAATACAAACTTAAATTTCTTTCTTGCTTTGATGATTGCTTGAACAACATGGGCAAAATCATCTTGACCACCAAGTTTGTGTAAAACATCGATGTGGGTTCCCGATCCTGCGTATAAAATTCTAGGCCGTTTTTTGTTCTTTTCCCACAAGTTTTCAATTCTTTCTCTATTGTGGTAACGATCCAACCAAAACTTTGGCGGATAGTTTGGAATAACAGTAATATTTTTATTTCCTGTTTTTTCTTTATAATATTCCTTCATAAACGGACAAGTAACAGTAATTTCGTCCATTATTTTCATAATGTCTATGATACTAGCCGTAATTTTAGGGTCTAAAAATGCTTCTTTGCATCTGTTGTAATCCGGTATGTCATCTTTGAAAACAATGTCATCGATTTCGTAGATTAAACGCATACCATTTTGGGTTCGAAGCTTGGCTAACTCTTTTATGAACATGTTTTGATGCTCTGTCGCCTGTCTTTGCATTCTAATACTCTTCAAAGGACCGTAAAACCTAATATCCATGATCATTTGCGTCATGGTTGTCACAATTCCTTTGTTGTATCCGTTTAAAACTGCTTCTGGCCAGAACAATCTCCACCAACCGCATCCACCGTAATCAGCCGCATAGTTCAAAGACCGTGGCAAATCTGCTTCGGGCATCTCAATTGGCGGTGGTGACGGAACTCTTATCGCTTTGGCCCCAACATAAGTGTATCGCGGCAACCCTCTGGGAGAATATGCGGGTAAATTTGGTATGTTTCTCTGTTCTATAATATATTCAAAAACAATTTGATCGCTGTTTGGATCAATTACGGGTTGGTTGGACTGTTCTCGAATTTTTATAGCCATATCACATATTTACGTCTGTGTCTTAAAATATCAATAAATAGTT